CTCTGCGACTCGCCGAGCATCTCCCCGGGATTCAACGCTAAATTTGCCCGCCGCGCGTGCTCCTGGAGCATCGTCTGCTCATAACCGGTTGAAGCGGTCCCCATGAAGAACTGCTGCATCATGCCCGGCGCCTGCTTTTCGAGCAACGCCTGCGCGTCCTTGATCGCAGCCTGGAGTTTGTCGTCTAAGCGCTCGGTCTCAAGCCGCGCCTCAATGATCGCCGCGGCGAGTTGGTTCCCGGGCTTATGTTCCAGCTTCAGGTTGCTCAACTCGATCTCATCAGCCATCTCCGCGAGTTTGCGCTTCGATTCATCCCATTCGAAAGCGTTTTTCTTCGCGGCATCCTCGGCCTTCTTGAAAAACTCGTAGATCTTTTCTCCAGCCTCAAACACCGCCTTACCGATCGCAATAACCGCGATCGCGCTGAACGCCGACGACATGGCCGAAGTGACGCCGGGCAGCTTGGCGATAAAAGCCTGAACGTGCCGGGGCAGATGGACGCCAATCTCCTCGCCTAACACCATCACGCCGCCGCGCGCGTCCGCAAACTGCTGGCGCGCAACTTTCCCGGCAGAAGTGGCGCTCTGCTCAAAGACGCCGAGCTGCTGCTTGGCGGCCTTGACGGAGGCGGTGTAAGACGCCGTATCGGCGCTGAAAATGACTTTGACTTGACCGGCTACTCCCGGCATGTTTTCTCCAATAGAAAAGCCGCCCCGAAAGGCGGCTTTTCATAGATTCTCAGTTGAACGACCAGCGATTACCAGTCCTTCTCGGCGGCCTGCTCTCGAGCCGCCTCCCGATCTTGTGCAGATTTGATCCGAGTGGACAAAGCCGCACACGCGGCCTGATTTTTCTTTGCCTTCGGCGGATCATTAATACACTTCGCCCAGCGCTGCGCGGCCGCATCGCCAAGTTCCCTTTGAATGATTTCGTACTGCAGCTCCATATTCTGGGCAGCGAGCTGATCGTTATCTTCCTGCATTTTACGATTCAGATCATCCCATTGGCGTTGACTTTCCGCGCTCCTTTGCGCGTTATCACATGCTGCTAAGGGTAGCGCGAGCAGCAGCACTGCAGTAAAAACGAGTAGCGATTGTCTTCGTTTCATAGCGCCGAAATAGTATCACTTTTCGGCAGCTTCTTCAATCCCCTCCAAAATTACCTCTCGCGCGCGCTCGACCGCCGCATTGGTGCTCATCTCGAAACCGGGCCGGATGAACGGATGCGCAGGCACGTTCTTTTCGAACCATACTGTCATCACGAGGCGCCCGGGTCCCCGTACCCTACCAGATTTCGTCACCTTACTATAGCCACCCTTCACCATCCGGTGGCCATATTCAACCCAGTTCGCCGCGTAGGCCGTCTCCGTACCCGGATAAATGATCGCGGCCGGTTTGCCGTCCTCCTCGCCGATATGCAGCTCGATATCCCGCGCGAGGGCGCCCGGCGGCAATGCCGTTCCGCTAGGTAGATCAGGCCGCACCGGAGCCAGGTCGCGGATCGCGGCCTGGATCACTTCGCCGCCGGCGCGCAGGCCATCGCGCACCACGTTGGTCGCTGCCTTCCCGCCCAGAGCGGCAAGCTTCGCATCGAGCTCCTTAAACCCCTCGACCTTAATGCTGAAACCACCCACGGGCTAATGCTCCTCAACCGCATCGCTGAATAACGCGCGGATATTTTCCGCGACCGCGGCGGCGTCCTGGCTCTTCGCTCGCGACCTCCTCTGCTCCGGCATGAAGTCAGCGGGAGCGAAAGGTTTCTTTGGCGCGCGCATCGAGTAGTTCGCCGTCACCGAGCAGAGCAGGCCAGCGAAGTACTCCTGCCGGCGCTGCCGCTGCCGGAAGCGTTGCCCAAGCCAGTACAGCGATCGCGGCGTCATGCGCCAGAATTCCTGCCCAGAAAGCCTTAAATCGATCCGGGCATAGCTCCAAAGGCTGAGCCAGCGCTGCTGGCGCGTTAGTCCTGGCTCTGCGAAGGGTCCGGACTTTCGCTCTCCTCGGGATCCTGCATACAGGCGACCCAAGCCTCGAGCACTTTACCCCAGATCGGCGTCATTGTCTTGCGTGTGACAAACGCGGAGGCCTCGGCCACCGTGATCTTTGGCAGTGTTGGCAGTAGCGCGGCGAAAAGCATCGCGCGCACGAACGAAATCGTCGGGCGATCGACCTCGCGACGTGTCAGGCCGTTAAGCAGCGGGCGCCCGGTCGCATCTTCAGCCTGCGCAATGGCCTCGAAGTCGAAGAGCAGCTCAAATGTGACCTCGCCGCCCTTGATCGGATCGGGGATAGTCAGCATCGTTGTTGGTTGAATCGGATTCTTCATGGTTTCCTCAAAAAGCGAGAGCCGCCCGCGAGGACGAGGGCGGCTCTCAAGTTGTTCCTAAGAAAGGAGCGATAGAGGGCTGCGTTAGGAACCGACAGTCAGGGTGCAAGCGCCCGAGATCTGCAGCTCGATCGAGAACTCGACCGCAGCGGTGACGGCGTCGGTGAAGTCGGAACCAACCACAAAGGCGTTGAAGGTGTACTTGTCGCCGGCCGTCGTCTGCGTCGCAGTCTTCGGCAACTGCAGCACAAATGCGACAAGCGTGCCCGCCTGGTAGGCCGTCTCCACCGCGACCTGGCCGGCGTCTGACGAGACGCGGTTGCCCTTGAAATTAACGGTGCCCGGCTTGCGGATGGTGACGAGCTGCTCGGAGTCCGACCCAGACTCGAAGTTGGTGGTGTCGATGAGCTCCCACTTTCCGCGATTCAGCGGAACTTCCTTGATCTCGCCGATCAATGTGGGGGTTGAGCCGATGGAGAGCGAAGATCCCCTCCCGGCCTGCGCTTGAGAACCTGTATAAGGCATAGCAATCGCTCCTTAAGCGGTTGGAAGAGTGTAGAGGACATAGAACTCGCACATCGAGCGGAAGATTCTGTCTTCCGATACAAAGTCGGTCCCAGGATTGAGCAGGACGGCATTCGATACGTTCGTGCCGTCGGAAAGCACTTGCTGCCAGCCGTTGACGGCTGCAATCACAGCGCTGCGAATAGCGGCCGCTACAGATCCTGCCGAAAGACCACCGCTCGGCATCGCCGCAAAACCGTTGACCTCGACACGCTGGCGAATCATGCCGGAGGTGGCCATAGTCGGATCGCTCGAACCGCCGACGAAAGAGTAGGCAACACAGGGATACATGGCGAGATCATCCGGAGCGTCGCCGGCGAAGATCGCAGGCTGCCCGTTGGCCGAAGCCAGCAGCGCCGTGAGAGCTGAATTCCCCGAAAGCAGCGCGTAGATCCCGGCATCAATCACCGCTGCCTCCGTTCACCTCGAGGCAATAGAGCAGGAGCACGCGGTTGCGCTCGAGCACGTCCTCGACATATTTCACCGTGAAGATCCGGCCGTTAAAAACCACCTGGTAGTTTGCCTTGACGATCACGCCGGGCCAGCGAATCTTGACCACGTGCGAAACTTCAGAAACAATCTGCGAAGCCTGCGACGTCTCCCTGCCGCCCGCCGTGTAGATGGCGGCGTTGGCGCTGCAGACCGCGCTCCAGCTGGCCGGCGTAATTGAGCCGCCGCGTGCGTCGCCGGCGTATACCGGGGCCTGGATCTCGACAAGGTGGCGCAGTTCGCCGGGCCTGACAACGAGCGGATCTCTCACGGGCATCTCAGCTCACCAGGTTTCTATAGCCGCCGTTGCGCAGCGCGTTGATCGCGCGCGGCTCCATCTGGTCAGAAACCGCGCCCTGCTCAAAATAGAACTGGGCCTGCATGAAGATCGCCATCTGCAGCGAGAACGGGATCGGGTAGCCAAGCCATGCGGAAGCGCTGGTAACGGCGCCGGTAGCGGCCGCGGTCAGCGTGGCGTTTCCTTCGCCGTCAACTGAAGCCACGTTCGTAACCAGGGCCGAAGCTTGGCCTGTGACAAGCGGGCCGGCCCCGGGAATGCTGATGAGCGTCCCGGTATCGCCCGTGATCTGCGGCGCGTCGTCAGGGTTAAACGTGAAGCCGGACACGGAAAGCGCTTTGGAGCCCGCAGCCAGTGAGACCGCGAGCGGACCGCCATAGCCGCAGCGGAACTGAATCGTGACATTCGCGGGAACCATGCGCTGCGGAGGCCAGGGGCGCGCCCAGGGAGGCGTGATCGCCGCCGGCATGATTCCGCCACCCGGCTCGAGCTGATAGCCATAGAAGGGCGCGGCGAGATTGACGCCGTAGCTCGGATCGCGCGTGAGGGTCTGCACCGCGCCGCTGGTGTCAACGTAGCTGATCGAATCGATCGACTGAAAAGGCGGCTTCGGCAAAAGGATCTGCGGGTAGCCGTTGCGATCGTATCGAAGTGGAACCGAGGGAAAGCTGTCGAGCCGCGCCAGCCAGGTCTGCGTGACGAGCGCGATCCGGCAATAATTCTCGCAGGCCTCGCGGGCAGCCTTCAAGAAAATCACCAAAGTGCTATCCCACGATGTATCCATGGCCGGGATGCGCAGGATGTTCTTGAAATCTGCCAGCGCGACCGGCTCCGCTGCGGGAGGCGTGATCAGGCGAAGTGGCTCCATAGCTTCCTCGACGCTCCTTTAGCGGCGCTTCCCGTTAGGCTTAACAACGACGACCTTCGGCGGCGGGACGGCCAGCGAAGGGTATTGATCAGGAAATGCGAGCGCGCCGCGGCCGTCGGCAATCATCGCCTCGGCCGCCCGCCGCGGGAGATCCTGGATGATGCCCATGCGCGGGCCGAACTTGATGCGGATAAGCATGACTATCCCTAGACGATCTGAAATTGCGTGCCGTCATAGACGACCTGCATGATCTGGCCGGCGGCAATTTCCCCGCCCGCAAGCGCCGTGGTTCCGCTCTTAGTAATCGCCTTGGCAGCGCCACCATTGACGGCCAGGGTTGAGGCGGCAGTGTTGGCGTGAAGCGCTTTGAAAAGCACGCGGCTACCGGCCGCAAGCGTCGGAGCCGGCGAAAACGCGACCACATACGCGTTCGCGGCGCCGGTGTCGGCGGCGTAAATCGCGGCGCTCTGCTGCAGCTGAGCGGGTTGCACCGCCGAATTCGCAATGCCCTGGAGGGCGTTCAGCAGGGCGTCGAGAGCAATGAAGGCTTTGGCAAGGAGCTGGACGGCGGCGCCCCAGGGCAGTTGGTGCGATTCATCGCCAGGGAGAACGAAACTTTGAGTTGCGGTAACAACCTGGTTTGCCATGACGACCTTTCCCAAAACGGAGATTGAAGAGTGAAGCTTTCCGGGCCGCGGCTTCGCGACCCGGAAAGGCGGAGCAGCGTTTACGCCTGGACCGTGGCCGACTGGTCGCCGGTGAAGCGGCCGCCAGAAAGCACTGCATAGGCTGCGAGCAGCTGCGCGGTGCTGCCGAGAGAACCGACAGCGATGTCGAGCTCGAGGTAGGGCCCGACGCCGGCAGCCAGCAGATCCGCAGCATCAACTTCGATGATGTAGAACGCGTTGGCCGCGTCCGCGGACGGCGTGTAGCCGGTTGCCGCCTGCGGAAAGTTGCCATCGCCCGTCGAGCTGTTGTTGGCGAGCACGTCGTAGGGCCCGCTCGATGCCTCCTGTTTGAAGAGGCGATAGGCGATTGCGGTGCCGCTGCCACCGGTCTCAGCCGCAAAGGCCTTGAGGGTGATGGCGCCGATGGGGCCGCCGGCGGCGCCGAAGCCAAGCAGGATTGACGCGTGAGCGTAATCCGCCATGCTGAAGCGGGTAGCCGTAACGGCCGCACCCGCGCTGACGGGCACGATCAACGGTGCGACATGCCCATCCTGAGAAAGCCAAAAACCTTTTGCACTCATCTGAGTGCTCCTTTCCCGGCAAAAGCCGAGCAGATGTTAGATCCCGCGCGAGTTGAGGCTCCGCACCTCGCGGAGCCTCAACAGGAGAGCAAAAGTTTACCGGGAAGCCAGAGTGACGAACGGCGAACGGCTGGCCGCGCCGCTGTACGGGGTGAGCGGAGCTTTCCACCAGGGCTGCCCATCGAGGCGAAGCATGAAGCGGAAGGCCACTTCGCCAGTCAGGAAGGCCACATGGATGGAAGTGTCGGCACGCATGTCGGTCTTGGTCGGCAAAAGGTACTGCGTCAGGTCGACCAGGTTCAGATCGCCCTGCGTGGAGAGCTGTGCAGCCTGCTCCACGAAGATCACCGGACGCCCGAGCAGCATGCCGTAGGGCGTGTTGTTGCCGAGCACGCCGGGAGGCGTGTAGAGCAACGCGGCCGTGGTGGCTGCAGTTCCAGCGATCAGCAGGGGCAGGAGCTGCGGCTCGACCGACTGCTCAGCGAGCCAGACAGCGTTCTTGAAGCTCGGCGCCCACATGCGCGACTTCATGTTGAGGACATTCGCGGCCGACACCGTGTTGGCGCCCTGCCCTGAATCCTTCGCCTGCACGATAGTGCAGGGCGCGTTCTGGAAGCCCAGCGGAACGCCGGCGCCGGCGCCCGAGAAGATGGCCAGGTCGATCTGGAAGCCAAATTCCTCGGGGAACGCCATCCGCATGTAACCCTCAAGCGCGGGCCCGTCTTCGAGCTGCTCCTCGGTCA